GCCTGATTTGATGAGTGGTAACTTAAAAATCTGAAAATAGGAGGAACTATAAATGGGAAACCAATATACAGGGAAGATGGGAAAATAATAAAAGGACCTGATTATTTTCCTCCAAACTTGAAACAATTTTTTGTAGAAAAAATAATTGTTTTTAAAAAGGAGAAATTGTTATGATTGAAGAAATGGAATTAAGAGCAGAAAAAATAAAAGAAAAGCTAGAAAAAGGAGAAGATTTAAATGAAGATGAATTTGCTTTTTGCGATGGAAATAAGAACTTTTTTTTAAAAGTAAAATTCAAAAAAGTTAGAAAAGCTAAGATAAAAAGGAAGGAAGTTAAATGAACGAAAAAGACATAGACAGAATAGCAGATAAGATATTAGAAAAAATAAAAAATGATAAAGAGATAAAGAAAGAAAAGCAACTGACACCGTTCCAGAAGACAGAGAAGTTGCTATCAGAACTATCATTATTAAAAGGAGCTATTGATTCTAAAAATATGCTTATTGAAGATTTGAAAAAAGAAGGCATATCAATTCAGAAAAGAGAAGCAGGAATGAATGTTCAGTCAAGTAAAGTTTATCTTTCGGAACTGGAAAAGGTGGAAAATAGAATCGAAAAACTTCAGAAAGAAATTATCAGGATAGAAAATGTTGTAAACATGGTTGAAAGGGCCTTAGAGACAATTAAGAATAATAAATACTATGACATAATAGTGATGAAATACTTTGAAGAGTTAACATTTGAACATATAGCAGAGAAGTTAAATATAAGTGTTATAACTGCAAAAAGATACAAGAACTATATGATTAGGCAGTTACAACTTATTATTTTCTCGGATGATGTTATAAAAAATATATTAAATTAAAAAAATGATACTTTTCTGATATTGTTTAAAATTTCTTATATGTTATAATATGTTAGATTGGAAATTTAAGAATTTGAGATAGCTTTGTCGAGGTGGGTTTTACAAACCATACACCTGACTATCTAAGACAGTTTAAAGACTGTCTTTTTTTATTCGAAAGGAAATGACATGCTAAAGACTGTATGCATAAAATGTAATAGGAAATTAAAGCAGGGCGAAAGATGTAGCTGCAATAGTAACAGGCATAGGGAATATGACAGGTTTAACAGAGATGAAAAGTCTAAGCAGTTCTATCATTCAAAGGAATGGGGGAAGCTAACGGCATTATGCAAAAGCAAATGCAATGGATTAGATCTTTATGAATTCTACGAGAACAATAAGATAATCAAAGGAGAACTGAGTCACCACATTGTCCCAGTTGAAGATGATGCTGGGAAGAAGTTTGACATTGACAATCTTATCTATGTTAGTCATAAGACACATAACTTTATTCATAGTGTCTATGCCCGTTCAAAAGAAGAAAAGAAAGCTCTGCAAACAAAATTATTTAATTATTTATTAAAAATTAAAAAAATTTAATGAGGGGTGGCAAAAAAGTTTTTCGATTTTTGCCCAAGACCGCATCCCCCCAATTCTCGGGAGAAAATGCCAAAAATGAAAAATCATTCAATTAGGAGGTGGGAAAAATGGCAGGAAGACCTAGAAAAGTTGTGAGTATAAGTACAGGGAAAATAGGAAAAGAGAAGATAAAAGCTAGACTGGAACAAGAGAAAAAAATAAAAGTAGGTCGTGAACAGCTTGCGGAGCCTCCTGAATGGTTGAGTAAGAATGGGAAAAAAGAATTCAATAGAGTTGTTGAAGAAGCAGGGCATGTTGAATTACTTGACAATTTAGATTTAGGAATATTGGCCATGTATTGTAATGCTTATGATTGCTATGTAGATATAACTGCTAAAATTCAAAAAAGTGGATATTTAGCTATTAAAAAGACTGCTAATGATAAATTTCAAGTAGTGCATCCTTTACTTTCTGCACAAGAAAAATATGTGAAACAAATAATGCAATGCTCTACTAAGCTTGGACTTGCAACAACTGATAGATTAAAACTGATAGTGCCGAAAAAAGAAGAAAGTAGCACTAATAAATATTTGAAATATTTATAGGATGCCAAAAATGGATAGAACAACGGAATATGCAAAACTAGTTGTAAATAAGAAAAAAATAGCAGGAAGAAAAGAATATTTAGCATGTGAAAGGCATTTGCAAGATTTAAAAAGAAAGAATTTTGATTATAAATTTAATAAGGAACTTGCTGAAAAAGCAATAAATATAATCAATGAATTAGTAATTGGAGAAGGTGAAGAACAGCAAAAACTCAGTACAAGAGGATTTCAAAACTTTATAATAGGGTCTTTATTCGGATGGGTTAAAAAGAAAACAAAGGAACGAAGATTCAGAGAAGCTTACATTCAAGTTGGAAGACAAAATGGGAAATCTATTTTATCGGGAGCAATGGCAAATCAATTTGCAACATTTTCAGGGTATAAATTAGGACGGATATTTTGTGCAGCCACGAAACAGGAACAGGCAAATATAGTATGGGATGAAATAGCGAAATTTATTCGGAGTGATAATGATTTACAGGAAATGTACAAAATTACAGAGCATGAAAGGACAATAAAATCATTTGTTACAGGAAATGTTATTAAGTCGCTTGGAAGAGATACGAAGAGTGCTGATGGATTTAGAAGTATTTTGGCCATATGCGACGAATTACATGCACATCCAAACAATCAGATGTACAAGTTAATGCTTGACGGTCAAATTAATGTTGATGGAGCTTTGACATTAGCAATAACAACTGCAGGATTTAATCTGAATGGATTCTGTTTTGAACAATATAAATTCTGTGAAAAAGTATTGGAGAAAGTGATTGATAAAGAATCACTTTTTATTTTTATCTGTGAAATGGATAAAGACGATGATATCTGGGATTATAATAACTGGGCAAAAAGCAATCCATATTTGCTTTTTAATTCAGATAATACAATCAATAAAGATATGGTTGCAAGACTTGCAGAAAAAGCAATTGAAGCAAAAGAAAAAGGTGGAGCAGACCTTTTAAACTTCATGACAAAACATCTTAATTATTGGGTGACAAATGGAGTAGGTGGCTTTGTTGACTTACAGAAATTCAAAGAGTGCGAAAGTGATTTAAGCATAGAAGATATGAAAGGCAAGGAATGCTATCTTGGAATAGATTTATCAAGTGGTGGAGATTTGACAAGTATATCCCTTGTGTTCCCCCTGGAGCATGAGAAAATATATATTTATTCACATTCTTTCATGCCTGAATTGAGGCTTGCAGAACATGAAAAAACAGATGATGTTCCGTATAGAATATGGGTAAGCAAAGGATTATTAACACTCACGAGCGGAGCATTTGGAGTGAAAACAGATTATAAATTTATAATAAATCATTTGAAAGAACTGATTGAAAAATATGAAATTAGGATTTTAGAAGTTGGATATGATAGTCATAATGCAAGTGTATTTTTACAAGATTTAGACTTTTTAGCATGTGACTTGACAGAAATAAAGCAATCTGCAAAATCATTGAACGACGCAACAAAAGATTTTCAGCTGTCAGTAAAAGCGAATCAGCTTTTATATGATAAAGAAAATGACTTGCTAAAATGGAGTATTGCTAATGCAGCTACGACAACCAATAGTTTCGGAGAAATCAAAATAGATAAACAGGCTCAAAAATATAGAATAGATCCAGTTGATGCTGTTATAGATGCTTGGAAAATAATGTTAGTTAATAAAAATGAATACAGTGCCGATTCTGAATTTGATGATTGGTTTGAAATGATAAAAGGAAAGTAGGTGAAATGGTTGAAAATATTTGATAAATGGATAGTAAAAAAAGCAATAAATATATTGAATCAGGGAGAAAATAACGAACGTGAAAAAGAAACGGCTGGAGAAATATATGAATTTTTAAGAGGTAGTAATATATCTGCAGGAAAAGATTTAAGCGAAATAACATATTTTACATGCTTAAAAGTTTTAAGTGAAAGTATAGGGAAATTATCAATTAATTTAAAAGATAGTGATAATAACAGAATATATGCTCATGATAGTTTGCAGATGTTAAAAGTCAGGCCAAATAAATTTATGACACCTACAACTTTTAAGGCTTTGATAGAATATCACAGAAATCATTCAGGAAATGCTTATGCATATTTACAATATGAAAAAAATGGAAAGCTGGAAGGAATATATCCGCTTGAAAGTAGAAATATGCAAATACTGATTGATAATGCAGATATCTTTCAAAGAGGAAACAAAATGTATTATAGATATTTAGCACCTAGAACTGGGAAGACTTATATATTTGAGGATAAAGAAATACTGCATTTTAAAGGCGGACTTAGTGAAGATGGACTTGTTGGAAAATCGGTTAGAGAAACTTTAGCAAGCACGTTGAAAGGAGTAAAGGTAAGTCAACAGTATTTAAATAATCTATATGAAAAGGGCCTTACTGCAAAAGCTATTCTGAAATACACTGGTGATTTTGACAGTAAAAAGAAAGCAATGCTTGTAAATGAGTTAGCAAACTTTGCAACTGGAAACGATAGCCGAGGAATTATTCCAATACCGCTTGGAATGGATTTAGTTCCCCTAGATTTAAAACTGACGGATTCGCAATTCTATGAATTGAAAAAATTTACAAGCCTACAAATTGCAGCGGCATTTGGAGTTAAACCAAATCATTTAAATAACTATGACAAGTCGAGTTATGCTAATAGCGAAATGCAGAACTTGACTTTTTATATTGACACACTTCTGTTTATTCTGAATCAGTACGAAGAGGAATTTAACTATAAAATGCTTTCGGAGGAAGAAAGAAAAAAAGGGTTAAGATTTGAATTTAATGTAGCTAGCATATTGAGAGGAGACCTGAAAACACAAGCTGAGAGCATAACAAAATATGTTACAGGGTCTATTTATACTATCAATGAAGCAAGAGCTTATGCCGGACTTCCTAAAGTAGAAGATGGCGAAAAGATTCTTGTAAACGGAAGCTATGTTGAATTGAAAAATGTAGGTAATGCCTATTTGAAGGGAGGTGAAAATGATGAGTGAGTTTTTAAGGTTTAAAAATTCTACAGAAACTTCAGTCGACATGTATATCACAGGAGATATCCTAGATGACAGTTGGAAAGGCTGGTCATGGGGTGAAGATGAAAACACATATCCTTCAAATGTGAGAGAACTGCTGAAAGAATGTAAGGGTAAAAACTTGAATGTATATATAAATAGTGGTGGTGGTGATGTTTTTGCAAGTGTTGCTATTTCAAATATGTTAGCAAGGCATGATGGAAAAACAAAGGCAATAGTGGATGGTTTAGCAGCTAGTGGAGCGAGTATAATTGCTTTTGGCTGTAATGAAATAGAAATTCCTGAAAATGCTTTTTTAATGATTCATAAGCCAAGCACTGTGGCAAGTGGTGATGCTAATGACTTCAGAAACATTGCAGAAACTCTTGACACAATACAGGAGGGAATTACAAATACGTACTTAAAGAAAACATTGGAAGGCGTAGCAAAAGAAAAAATAACTGAAATGATAGATGCTGAAACATGGCTGACAGGAAAAGAAGCAAGTGATTATTTTGCTGTAACTGTAGGTAAAAAACAGGAGATATTGAATTGTGCTGGTGAATATCCTAAAAATTTCAAAAAATTACCTGAAAATTTTAAAACAGCAACTGAACCAGTTGTAGATAACAGTAAAAAAATAAAAGAAATAGAAATAGCATTAAATTTATAAAGAGAGGATGATGTAAATGAAAAAATCAATAGAAATGAAAAGAAAACTTGAAGAATTGAAGAACACGATAAAAGGGTTGCAGGATCAAGGGAAAATAGATGAAGCACATGCAAAATTAAGTGAATTAACAGAGCTTAAAAATGCAATTGCAGTACAGGAAGCATTGGAAGAAGATGAAGTGCAAAATTTCAATGGGAATCAAATACAGGTAAGGGAAGATAAAATGAACGTCAATAGAATTTTTAATAAAATGTTGTTAGGAAAAAGCATTACAGAAGAAGAAAGAGAATTTTTAAATGCAGCAGGAACACCTGGACAGGTAGAAGCAACTGACGGAAAAGGTGGATATTTAGTTCCAGTTGAACAATTTAATGAAATAAAAGAACTAAGAAGAGAACTTGTTTCGTTAAAAGGCTTATGTAATGTAGTACCAGTGTCTTCATTAACTGGAACATTGCCAATTGAAAAAGGAAACAAAGGGGAACTTATATCATTTGAAGAATTGAATGAAATAAATAAAACTGATGTAGATTTTGGGCAAGTAAAATATAGAACAGAAGATTATGGAGACATTATTCCAATATCAAATAGCCTATTGGCAGATGAAAATGTTAATCTGTCAGCATATATAGGTAGAAGATTTGTTAAGAAAGCAGTAAATACAGAAAATAAGAAAATAATTGCATTACTTAAAGGATTAACTCCTAAGCCTGCACCAAATATCAAAACGGTAAATACAGCTTTAAATGTGGATTTAGACCCAGCAATCTCGCAAAATGCAATAATAATAACAAATCAAACTGGATTTAATTTCTTAGACAATTTAGATGACAAGCAAGGTAGACCATTATTAGAAATTAACTTACAAAATACTACTCAGAAGACATATAAAGGAAGACCTGTTATTGTTCTTTCGGATGCTGTGTTACCAATGAATACTACAAAAGCACCAGTTTTTGTAGGAGATTTGGCAGAGTTTGCATCGTTTTTTGATAGAGAAGGACTAGAATTAGCAGTATCATCTGAAGCAGGATTTACTAAGAATGCAACTTATATGAGAGCAATTGAAAGATTTGATGTTAAAAAAGTGGATGAAGCTGCAATGGTTTATTTGGAATTAGCGACTTCTTAGGAGGGCTAGTTTATGGACAAGGAAAAGGTAAAACAATATCTTAGACTTGATTATGAGGACTCTCTGGTAGATAATTTTATATTAATATCAGAGAGTTATCTAAAAGATGCCATAGATAATTTTGATAAGAAAATAGAAAATGAACAGTTCAAAGCAAAAGCTGAAATGGTGCAATTAGTTCTTATCCAGGAATTATATGACAATAGAAATCAAGCTAAAAAAGACTCAACAGATTTTTCTTACGTAATTCGGTCAATGATTTCCCAGTTGCAGTATTGGAGTGAATAAAATGAGGGATAGAAGTACAAAGTTAAGGCATGAAGTATCAATCTATAGAATGACAGAAATGGAAAATGAACTTGCTGAAAAAGATAGGGTAGGAGAGTTTGTTAAAAATGCTTACTGCGAAATAGTATCTCAGGGAAATAAGGAAACAAAAACTCCTGCAGATACAGAATATAACGAACAAACTTATAGACTAACTTTCAGAAAACAGTCTATTTTAGAAATAAAAAAAGACTGGTATTTTATGCAAAAAAACAATAAATATGAAGTTATTTACTGGAACGAAGATTTTACTAATAGAGAATTTATTGAAGTGTTTTGTAGAAGGATTGATGAATAATGTCAGTTGAAATAGAAGGACTTGATGAATTTACAAAGGAAATGGTTGAAATATGCTCAAAAGAATATCCGAAGCAGGTAAAAAAAATGCTACAGAAAAGTGGTAATAAACTTCGAAGAAAAGTAGTAGGTAAAGCAAAAGGAATGGTAAAAACTAAAACTGGAAACTATATAAAAGGATTTAAGCGTGGAAGGGTATATAAATATGCAGGAGATGAAGACGCTGTAAGAGTTTATAATTCAGCACCACATGCACATTTGATAGAGTATGGACATAGAATGGTTACAAAGTCTGGAAAAGAAGTTGGATTTGTCAAAGGATATCATGTTTTGGATGGAATAAAAGAGGAATTTAGTGAGGAATTTGCAAAAGATATTGATGAAATGCTGGATAATTTGAAGGTGGAATAATGATAAGTTTGAAGGAAATTATGTTAGCTATTAACAGGAAAATAAATGAAAGTCTGCAAATGAATGTAGACAGTAAGAATTTAGAAGAGGAATTTGAAAGGCCTTCGGTCAGAACTTCAATAGATAATTTAAAAACTTCGGCATTCATGCAAAGTATGAAGGAACGTAATTTTATAGTCAGAATATATTATTTCTCAAAAAATAGAGAGAAAAATAAAATTGAATTACTTGAAATTCAGGAAAAACTGGAAGAGGCTTTTTTTAGTCATTTAAAGATTAAGGGGGCCTTTTTTATTTATATTGATGAAATAGTTTTTAATGTCAGTGATGGAATTTTAATTGGTGAATTTGAAGTAATGACACTAGAAGACATTATAAATGACATTAATATTGAAGCAATTGAAGAACTTGAAATTAAAACTGAAGTTATTATTGATAACTTTGTAAAAATAGAGAAAAAAGAACAAAAAGAAGAACTAGGCGAAGGATTTCAGATGAAATATAAATTTAATTAGAAAGAGGTGCATTTATGGGATTGCCAAGTATTTTGATATTATTTACGCAAAAAGCAGTAACTGCAGTTAAGCGTAGTCAACAAGGTATAGTTGGAATAATAATAAGGGATGATACAAATGCAAACATTACGACAAAGGTTTATAAAAGCTATACTGAAATACAGGAATCAGATTGGACTCCTGAAAATTATAGATTTTTAAAGGATTGTTTTGAGTTTACTCCTGCAAAGGTGAAAATCTTTAGAATAGGAACTGGAGTAAAAGGGAAAATGGCCGATGCTTTAAAATTAGTGGCAAAGGAAAGAGTAAACTGGCTGGGAACTCCCTCGGCTTTGCAAACAGATCATGATGATATAGTTACATGGATAAAAGAACAGGAAAAATTGGGAAAAACATATAAAGCGGTAGTTTACAAAGGAACAAATACAAATAATAGACATGTAGTGAATTTTATGAATGAGAAAGTTAAATTCAAAGATACCGCAAGAGGTGAAAAAAATGGAAATGAATATATCCCAACTTTGCTTGGTCTTTTGGCCGGATTACCAATGACAAGATCTGCTACTAATTTTTTATGTGGGAATTTAGAGGATGTGTCTATTTTTGAAAATATTGACACAGTTATTGATAATGGTGGATTTTGTTTAATAAAAGATGAAGATGATGTGAAAGTTGCTAGAGCATGTACTTCATTAAAGGATATAACGCAGGATATTACAGAAGATATGAAAGATATTATCATAATTGAGTCTATGGACTTAATTACGGATGATATTAGGGAAACATTTAAAACGTGGATTGGAAAATATAAGAATAAATATGACAATCAAGTATTATTCTTTTCGGCTGTAAATTCGTACTTTAGGCAATTAACAAGAGAGGATATTTTAGATCCTGAGTATAATAACAGAGCTGAAGTAGATATTGAATCTCAAAAACTAGCATGGCTAGGAATTGGGAAAATTGAAGTTAATGAAATGACAGATGAAGAAATTAAGAAACTGACATTTAAGAAGAAAGTGTTTATGCTTGGGAATATCAAAATATTAAATGCAGTAGAAGATTTTGAATTTAGAGTTCATATGTTTTAATGAAAGGAGCGGGATATTATGGCAAATAAAATGGAAACAAATAGAGTTATCAGAGGGAATTTTGGTAAAGTTTGGGTAAATGACGATGAATGGATGAATGTGAAATCGTTTGAAGCTAAAGTTTCAGCTGAATACGAAGATGTAAATATTCCAGGAAAATTTGGGACTGAAAAAAGATACATAGGATTTTCGGGCGAAGGAACAATAGTAACAACAAAGATAGATAGCAGGGTGAGCAAATTGGTAGCTAAAGGATTTAGAAACGGAAATCTTCCTTCCATTAAAATAGTCGCAACTTTAGCAGACCCAACTGCCTATGGAGCAGAAAGAGTGGAAATATTAGATGTTACCTTGAATGAACTAATGGTAATGCAGTTTGAAAATAAAAAAATAATTGAAGAAGAAGTTCCTTTTAACTTTGCAGATTATAACTATATAGATTCAATTGATTAGGAAGGAGAAAAAAGAATGAAACAACTGGGATTAAGTGATTTTTTAGAATTGAAGACAAGAAGGGAAAATGGAGAGCAGATTAAGGAATATAAGTCAGAATTTCTTGGCGGAAGTATAATGGTAAAAAAAATAAGTCCGTACAAGGTTACGGAAATTTTAGATAAAATTGAAATGGAAGAAAATGCAGCAACAAATGGACTTAAAGGAAATATTGAACTAATTTACAGGCATTGCCCTGATTTCGCAAAAAAAGAGCTACAGGAGGCTTTTAATTGCGTTGAGCCTTATGATATAGTCTTAAAAGTTTTTGATAACAATATAGGGCAAATAGGAAATTTTGCAACTTATATATTATCTTTATATGGATTAGGAAAATATGAAGAAAAGAAAGAGAAAAATAAGGAAAATGAAATTGGAGATGGTATAAAAAACTCATAGAGAATGATGGAGATACATTTTTGATTTCTTATTATCTTCAAAAGGGGTTTTCTTTGGATTACTTATTAAATTTGAGTACTCTGGAGAAAATCTTTTTTTATGAGAGCATGGAATTTCATATTAAGCTTGAATCTCAAAAACTTCAGAAAATAATGGGAGGTGCATAAGATGTCAAGAAGTATTAATGTTATTCTGAATTTAAAGGATCAATTCACAGGACCGCTTAAAAAAGCTACAGCAAGTGCAAAAGCTAGTGAAAGAAGCTTTAAAATGGGAATGAATAAAATAAAGAAAACTGGAGCGGGGATTGCAAAAACTGCAATTAAAGGAATTGCTGTTGGAACTGCGGCATTAACTGCAGCAACAGGAGTTTTTTTGAAACAGTCAGCAGATGCCTATAATGAAGCTCAGCTACAGACAACAAAAATGGAAACAGTGCTTAAAAACACAAAGGGAATGACTAAAGGACAAATAAATGACTTAAAAGATTATACCTCAGTGCTACAATCTAAAGGAGTTGTTGAAGATGACGTTCTAAAAGCTGGGATAACAAGTGCTGGGGTATTTGGGTTACAGGCTGACTCAATAAAGAAATTACTTCCTGGAATGGCAGATCTTGCGGTTAAAGAAAAAGGGCTTAATGTAACAAGTGAAGACATGGCTAACTATGGGAAATTATTAGGAAAAGCTATGAGTGGCCAAACAGGGGCATTAAAAAAAGCTGGAATTGTTTTGGATAAACATCAGGAACAAATCATGAAATCTGGAACAGAAACTCAAAAAGCCGCTTTACTTGCTGATTTATTAAAACAAAAGGTCGGTGGAGTTAATGAAGCGATGGCACAGACAGACCAGGGGAAAATTCAACAATTAAAGAATGATTTTGGTGATTTACAAGAAGAAGTAGGAGCTGTAGTCATGTCAGTTTTAGGAGAATTTGCAGGATGGTTTAATTCTCAAATGCCAGCAATAAGGGAAAAAGTTCTCCAGATAGTTGCTTCTTTTAAAAAGTTTGTTACTGAAAATAAACCACAGATTTTGCAAATAAAAGATACTTTAATTGGATTAGGACTAAAAATAGTTGAAGTTGCAGGATTTTTTGTGACAAATTTTGATAAATTTGCTCCTATTCTTACGACAATTGGAATAGCATTTCTTACTTACAAAGGAATAATGGTAGGAACTCAGGCGGTAACGTTTGCACTAACTGCAGCAGAAGTAGCAAAAAATGCAGTTTTAGCAGGTGGAGCAATAGCTGTTAATGCAGTCACAGTTGCACAATGGGCATGGAATGCGGCAATGTATGCAAATCCAATTGGAATAGTAATTTTGGCAGTTACGGCATTAATAGCAGTTGGAATAGCTTTATATAAAAACTGGGATACAATAAAAGCTGGAGCAATCTCGCTATGGAATCAGTTTATGAATTTCTTAAAGCCTGCAATAGATGTAGTTAAAAATGCTTTTAATAGTCTTATGGGTGGAATAAATGCAGTTATAGGTGGATTCAACAGGGTAAAAGATTCAATAGGTGGAGCAATCCAAAAACTGATGAACTGGAATAGCACGAAAGCAGAAAATAAAAGTGTAAATGTGCAAGCAAATAATGTTTCAGCTGGGCCTGTTCCTGGAAGAAAAGCTCTTGGAACATCTTATTTTAAAGGTGGAATTACACAAATAAACGAAAATAAGAGAAACGAAGTGGCAGTATTGCCTAGCGGAACAGAAATTTTGAGTCATGAACAGAGTAAAAAGCAATCTGAAAAGCCAAGCGTTTCGGTAAATATTACAATTGAAGGAAATGTTATTGGTAATGAAGAATATGCTAACTATGTAGGGAATGAAATTGTAGCAAAGGTAATGGGAGCTTATAAGAATATGTAGGAGGGAGTAAAATATGAAAGTTATGTTTAAAAAAGGAAATGAATATGCAATACTCCCTGTAGTTCCGCATATTCATGTGATTAATCAGTCTTTATCTGATGAAGAGTTTGAAACAGTAGATAAAGGCTTTTTACTCTTAATTGGGAAAAAAGGATTAAGAAAATTTGAAATAGAAAGCTATTTTCCAAGTAAAGTATATCATTGGATGGAAATGGGAAGTGTTCCAAATCCTAAATTTTATATAAAGTTTTTCGAAAAATATAGAGATGCAAATGAACCTGTAAGAGTAATTATAATCAGTAAATTTAAGATTGTTTTAAATATGGAATGTAGATATAACTTCCAGCATGGGATTTCAGATAGAGCAGGAGACGTTCCGTATAGCCTTGAAGTTACTGAATATAAAAGACTACAAGGGAAAGAACCGTTGACCGAATTTGAAGAAAAAGTAGTAAAAAAAGCAAAGGAAATAGAACAGCAGACAATGAATAAAGCAAAAGAAATGGCAGGAGGTAATGAAAAATGGATTTCAGGCTTGTATCAGCGGATGAAGGATTGGATATAATGCCTTTTGTTTCAGGCTTAAAATGGAGTGAGAGCATTGATACCTTGGGTTTGGAAATGTCATTTACTTTACCAGATAATTTTAATGATAAGAATTTTAATTTTTTAGATAATATAACGCTTGGAAGTGGATTATCACTATTTAAAGGCGATGAAATGATTACTCAGGTAATAATAGTTGAAGAAGATAACGGGAATAACACAAGGAGTTTTAAAGCATATGATTATGCTTTTTGGCTTAACAAGTCGACTACTATTAAGCAATTTAACAAAATCAGCAGTGAAAATGCAATAAAAGAATTATGTGCTGAGTTTGGAATAGCTGTAGAAATAACAGGATTAACAAGCGTTATTACTAAAATTTATAATGATAAGACAGTAAGTGAAATAATAAAAGATATCATTAATATTAATATAGCGGAAAATAAGAAAAAATATGTGCTTGAAATGGAAAAAGCAACTGTAAAAATAAGTCCTTACGAAAAAATAATAATTGATAGCACTTATGAACTGAGCAAAAACAATCTTGTAAAAGCAACAGATTTTTTGAACAGCGTGAGTCACAGCAGAAGCATTGCAGATTTGAAAAATAAAATAATTGTAGTCAGCGGTGATGAAAAGACTCAGAGAGTAGTAGCAGAAGCAAAAGATGATGCAAGTATTAAAGAATTTGGATTACTGCAGGAAGTGGAAAAGTTTGATGAAAAGAGTAAAGGAAATGCACAAAATATAGCAAATAATAAGTTAAAAAGACTTAACAGAATAAATGAAGATATTAGCTTAACAATGCTTGGAAATGAGAAAATAAGAGCTGGAAGGATAGTAGAACTTGAGAATGATAATCTTTATCTACATGGAGAGTATTTAATCAAAGATTGTGAACATAGTCTTGAAAATAACAATCATAAATGTAGTATAAGCTTAATACAGTATTCTGAAAGTGACATTGAAAATGAAATAGAAGATGCAACAGAAACTTATGAAAAAGAACGATCTAAAGAACAAGGGAAAACAGAAAAATCAAGTAATAAAAATAGTAAAAAAAATAAAAAAGGAGCAAAGAAATGAGTTGGGAAAATGAATTTGCCAAAGCATTTAAGGACAGGGATAACATCATGCCTATGGGAGTGCTTGAAGGCATCGTGATTTCCACAAATCCTTTAAGAGTAAAAATAAAAGAAGGCTTAATAATATTAGAGCCTGAGCAGATTTATGTGAGCCGAGGGCTTACAACAAAGCACTATAAAGCAAAAGGAACAGGGAAATTAAAAGGAAGTAATTTAGGAACAATCAAATTAAATGGAACAATGCAAATTACGGATGAATTAAAATGGTCTGATGTGAATGTAGAATTTGATTTTGAAGTAACTTATCAGCTTGAAGAAGGACAGAAAGTATATGTAATTCCAACGACAAGCGAGCAGATGTATTTTATATGTGATGTCATTGAAAATAAGGAGTGATGTAGATGTTTCCAAATGTGAAATTTATTGGTGAAAATGAAATAAAAGAACTGGAAAGAGAGTCATCATCACTTGGGAAAACATTTCTGATTGATTTTGCTGAAGGGAAAATGCTTAAAAAGGATGGAAGGCTAATAAAAACAGATGACATCAGAAGTATAAGGATGTGGATTGAAAAAAAATTATTAACTGAAAAATACAAATATAAAATATATAAAACATATGGATTAGGGTATAAAGAAATGCTACTAGGCAAGAGATTTCCTACTCCTTTTTTATATGCAGAACTTGAAAGGGAAATCGAAGAGGAAATGAAAAAACATCCAAGGATTTTAGAAATTGAAGACTTTGAAGCAATAATGGAAAGGAACAGATTAAAAACAAAATTTAGAGTAATATTGGATAACTATGAATCATTTGAATGGGAGGCGTTTTTAAGTTGACGGTAATAATTAAGAAAACGGCAGAAGAAATATTAAAAAACATGTTGAATAATTTACCTTCTGATTATGATAAAACCGAAGGCGGATTATTTTATGATAATCTGGCACCTGTTTCAATTGAATTTAGCAATTTTAGAGATATTGTAGATTATGTGCATAAAATGGGATTTGTTGATACGTCAGAAGGAATTTTTCTAGAAAAGATTGCAGCAACAGTAGGACTTTCAAGGAGAGAAGCAGTTAATTCTGTTGGAGAAGTTCAAATTGAAGGAGAAGCAGGAACAGTTGTTGAAGTCGGAACAAAAATAAGCAGTGATACTTTTATTTTTGAAACAACTGAAAAGAAAGTTATAGATGTTACAAAAAAAGTAATTGTGCCTGCTAGATCAGTTGACAAAGGAAGTGGATGTAATGTAGGAATTGGAGCGATAAAGTATTTTCCAGTCACAATTCAGGGACTTACTAAAGTGACAAATTTAAAAGAATTTAAGGAAGGATACGATGCAGAAACTGACGAAGAACTGAGGACAAGATATTTTATTAAAGTCAGAGAGCCAGCAACATCAGGTAATATTTATCATTACAGGCAATGGTGCTTGGCTGTTCCAGGAATAGGTGGAGTGAAAGTATTTCCATTATGGAATGGAAATGGCACTGTGAAATTAGTGTTAATGGATGCCAATGGACTGGCTCCAGGAACACAACTTTTAAAAAATGTCCAAGATTATGTTGAAGAACAAAGACCGATTGGTGCAACTGTCACTTATAATGCAGCAATTTCTAAGATTGTTAATTTTACTGGGAAAGTTAGGATTGGAACAGAAACAACAATTGAAAAAGTAAATGAGGAATTTAAAAAGAAAGTAATAGAATATTTCAGAAAATCAGCTTTTAAAGATGATTATCTAAGCTATGCAAAGCTTGGAAATATCCTTTTAAATGTGACTGGAGTAAAGGATTATCTTGATTTTAAAATGAATAATGGGAATACAAATATAACTCTAGGAGCAGAGGATGTGCCTACTTTTGGAACAGCTAAAATTGAGGTGATGTAATGGAGAAGTTAATAAAATACATGCCAAAATATTACAGAAAAGTTGAAGAAATTGTAAATCTACAAAAGGCAATAGAAGATACTGTAGATGAAGAAGAGTTCCTGAAAGGCATTTTAAGGCAGAAATTCGTGCAAAGCTCAACTTGGAGTCTTGAAAATTGGGAACAGATATTTGATATAACAACGGATATATCTTTATCAAATGAAGCTAGAAGAGAAAACATAATAGCAAAAATGCAAGCTGGGAAAACGACAACGATAGAAATGCTTAAAACAATGGCAGAAGTGTTTAGCGGTGGTGAATGTGATGTTATAGAAGTTAATAATGAATATTTCTTTTATATCAAATTTATAGGAATTTACGGAATCCCAGCGAATATGGATGGATTTATCAAAGCAATTGAAAGAGTGAAGCCAGCACATTTAGGATTTAAATTTATATATAGTTACATGACCTGGGATGAATTTGACAGATATAACAAGACATGGGACATGTGGGACGCCTTGAATTTAAATTGGGGTGACAGAGAAAAATATAAGGAGTAGGAGGTAAAAAAAATGCCAGCACAGAAGAAAACAAGCTTAGGATTGAATCAATGGATAGGAAGTGAGTATCCAAAACGGATAGATTTTGTTGAAGATAATAAAATAATAAATGATGAACTGGAAAACAGAGTGAAATACACCGACCTTGCGGAAGAAAATAAAGCTGGAATAATAACATATGCAAAAGTGAAGGAGATAGCACCAAAGCCCGATTTGAGTCCATATATAAGATATGATCAGACATTAGTTTTCAAAGGAAACAACATCGGAACGGTTGATTTTATCATCCGTTCAAGTAAAAGTGTAACTTTTACAGCCCACGAAATAGCGATGTATTCTTTTGGAAATCCTGATGTTTACTGGGGTTCATTTCACGTTAATGGAGGACGTGCATACTATAGAGTCCCAAGTCGGAACAATGGGAACTGGTGCGAGATAATGGACAATCATGACATGGCAGCTCGTGATTCAGATAGAGCAGATTTAAGGAATAAAATAAATGATTTATATAATCGCAGTGACAGGGACACAGTTAGGAATTTAAGGCTCGTAGGATACATACAAGTAGAAGTGCAAAGAAATGAAATGAGAGAACGTAATGGCTATGTCGTGACAGGCGGAATCAATGATGACAGAAACTATACGTTAGATTTCTTGCAAATGAGAGCATTGCAAATGTGGAGAGAAGGCTGGAAAAACGTTCCGTTTGAATAAAAAAGGAGGATAAAATGAAATTTGAAGTCAGTGAAGTTAAAATAATAGAAATGGAAGATGGATTTAAGTATTATGGAATATTTGACAAGGATGGGAAAGACTGGTACGAGGAGCTTAAGAAATTTAAAAGCGACACTTTAAAAGTAATGTACAACAAAGATACTCATTTAGTGTTAAGCACTTATGTAGATGCAAGTATGCTTGCCCCAACAATGGCTGGAGATGTCGTTGAAGAAATAGAATATCAGGAAGTAGAGATTGCTCCTGATAACTATTTTGTAGGCGGGAAAATCGTAAAATTAAAGGAATGCGAGACAATAAAAGATGGAGAGATTGTATTTAATAAAGATTTTAAACTTGATCAGATAAAAAAGGAATTATCTGAATTAAAGGTCGAATACTCTGAAAGCGAATTTTTGTTTAAAGGAAAATACTTGCAGAAAAACAGAGAAAAAGGCGACAGAGATAGCTTAACAAGTATGATTTTGTTGCTAACAATAACAGGAAGAAAAGAAACAAGTGAATGGAAGCTGATAGATAAAGATACTAGGGAACATGTTTATCCAACTTTGACGCTTGATGACTTTAAACTGATGGCATTTCATATGCAATCACAACTATCCAAAGCGATAAAAACAGAAAGTGAAATTATTGCTAGGCTTAAAACTTTATCAGATGAAGAACTTAAAAACTTTAATGCAAGAGAAGAATTCGAAAAGTTGTGGAATTAATCATGAGATTATTCGTAAGAAAAACACACGAATAAAAACATGAAAGGAGGTGCTTAATATGGACACTAAAGAATTTACAAAAGAATTTTTAGAAGAACTTGAAGATTTTTTTGAAAGATGTGGATTTAGGAACTGGGAATTTAAAATGTCTTATGATAAAATTTTAACAGCACGGATTAGTGGGGTCTCAATATCCTGGGAAATTGGGAAAACTAAAGAAACAATAACTTATGATGATGTAAAACTTGATTTTAAGGAATACGGAGAACGAAATCATAAATTATTAGAATTATTCAACGAGTATAAATATTTTTATCATTGCTATTTTAAAGGAGTAAAAAGGAGTCAGCCACAATACAGCGACTTAAAATTTGAAGTTATTTTTGATGATAGAGAAGTGGGGCAGGATTTACTTTATGCAGTATTAGGGAATTTGAATTGGGATCTTAAAGATGAAAATGCAGAAAAAGATAATTTTGAGGTCTTAAAAAAACTTTTTGCAGAATTTGAGAGATCGCCTCAAGTTGTTTTAAAGTATAAGGATAATAAAGAAGAAACTTACTATGAGTGTCCTGATTATATTTCAGTTAGTCGCTTTGAATAATAAGGAGGTAATATGCAGTTGGAAAAAGATAAATTATATATAAGCTTTCACAGACCCCGCGGTATAGTGGGGTTTTTGATTTCTGCTTGGACTTTTGGGCAATACTCACACTGTGAGTTTATCTATAACAATGAAGTATATCTTGCAAATCCAGGTGGAGTTAGGAAACAAGCGTATAAATATAAGAAAAACTTTGATATTTATGAACTGGATGAATGCATAGAAGCACAAGATATTTTAGATTTTTTTGAAGAAGTAAAAGGTGCAGGATATGATTATCAAGGAATTTTAGGAAGTCAATTTTTGTGGTTTTTAAATTCTCATGATGACAAAAAATATTTTTGCAGTGAATTTTGCTTAAATGCAATAGATTATGCGTTACAGTTTAGCCTGACATGGAATTTTGTAGAGCTTAAATATAAAGGTTATCATAAATTTAATCCTTCCAGACTTTATAAATATTTGAAAGAACTGGAATTAATAAAGGAAAAGGTGATGTAAATGGAAGTAAGAAATTTAATAGGAAGTGAATTTTTAAATGATGGAAAAGAATTAAAAGTAGTAGATGTAAAAGTTGAAGGATTAACTGTAATATTAACTACTGAAGAAATAGAAGGGAGTGGAAAAGCAAAATATTCATTTGGTCAGACAAGTCTGGATAAGATGTTAAAAGTACATCCGAAACTTGTTGAGGTCATGAAAGAAGCTATTAAAAACAGTCCATTTGATTTTAGAATTACAGACGGAGCTAGAACAGCAGAGGAACAATTTACTTTGTATCAAAAAGGGAGAACTAAACCAGGACCGAAAGTAACAAACTGTGATGGATATAAGGCAAAATCAAATCATCAGATTAAATCTGACGGATATGGTTATGCAGTGGATATTTTTCCTTGTGGAATTTTAGAAAATGGAGTTTACAGAAAATTCACATCTGATGAAGGATATGATGATAAAAAATTAAAAATTATATCTGAGCATATCTTAAAGATAGCAAAAGAAAAAGGAGTAAATATCGAATGGGGCGGAAACTGGAAAATGCATGATACACCTCATTTTGAAATAAAATAAGACTTAAAATTTCAAAAAATTAAGTCTAAAAAATTTTATAGGCTCAAAAAAGTGAAAAATTGAGTCTATAGAAAAAAACGGCTTACATATTTTGAATATAAGAGCTTTAAAATGATTTTAGATATAAAAGGTTATCTGACAAGTTTAAATGCAAATTTGAGCCTGTCAGGTGGCTAGA